GTTACTTTAAGGGAACCAAGAAAACCCTAGCTTGTTAAAATAAAGGTCGCAAGGCTTTAAGTGAGGACACGGAACAGTGGTCCTCTCACTGTAGGGGGGGGAATCATGTAGAAAAATCTCAAATCATCACCAGCTGCGATGAAACTTCCAACAGGTGCAAGAAATTCATCAACAGTTTGATCCATGTTTAATCTACCAGAGGCCACAAAATTTTGTGTGACAGCTGCAACAGGGGAGGGAGACACAAGCAGATTATACGGAGTATAACAAGGGACTTCCACTTCAAGTCCTGAGTCTTGAGCCAAATTGGTAATGTGCAATGGAGATCCAGTATTTGCTTGATCAGTTGAGAAATTAGGTTGATAAGATATTTGAACAACATTCTCAGCTGTGCGAGGTGCATCAAACAAGATCTTATACCTCAACGATCCGTACCAGGCAGCAAAAATTTGGGCGACTACTGCCACAGGTGACATTGTGTAACGTTCTGATACAAGGATATTTTCGGAATTAATTTGGGGACAAACTGGTCCATTACTTGCAGAAATAAACATATCACTAAAACCATACCTCTTGATATAATCCACTAAGGGAAACATTTCACCAAATCGATTGATTCGATTGATGAGTGAAGTTCCATAGGCTAAATTAACTTCACAAGAGGACTCTTCGGTTTTTGTAGTTTGAACGTTCATTACATCACCAGTGGGTTCGGTTTCTTGGGAAGCAGGGATAACAGGTCCAAAGTATAGAGGAAAATCACGGGGCACAGAAAATTCAAAATCCTTATCAGCTGAAATATAAAGGTTAACATCAATAGATGGTGCTACATTGTCTGGATGTACAAGCTGATTGAGTACATATATATAAATATTGCCAATAATACCTCTAGACACAGTTTCATTGTCAGTGGTCTTATATGGCATATTTGATAGATATGGAACTACAAAATCAATCTTTGATGTTGTCTTAATATCCAAAATGACATTGGGACAAGAATAGGCTTGTTGGAGAGTGGGAGCGGAACCGGGAACATTTGGAACGAATGCAATAAGCATACGCCCTGAATGGAAATGGGTACTGATAATATCTGCATGAATTCGGAATCCACCTCTCCAAAATGAAAAGGCAGATGCCATCCATGCTAGATAGGTAGGTTGGAAAACGGGAACCGGGGTTGTTTCTTCTTGATATGACAAACGAGGATTCAGAGTAAAAGATGTTAACAAATCGCCAGAGGCTCTCATATCAGTCCATTCGAACTGATGGAAAAGCATGGGGGTTTGAATAACATGCTCCATGGTCATCTCATCCATCACACCAAAAACTTCAGATGGTTTAACAGATTGGGCAGAGGGATCCAAGCCCAATCTAAAGGTTGTTTCAGTACCTTTACCATGGGACATGGCAGATAGAGGTGAAATGGTCTTTTGAGGTGTGGAGATATAAGCAGGTTTATCAAAAAGATCAGCCACATTCTTTTGAGCCTTTGAGCCACTGTCAAAGAAACCCTTAAGATTTCCTGTGGTTAAATGACCAACTGCAGCTCCAACGTTTGAAAACAAACCTGTTGGTTCACACTCAAGACTGGTCGTGTAGAGTACAGGGTGGTCAAACATAGGAACGTGAACTTCAGGACTATCAGCATAGAGAGATATTGTTACAGTTAGGGACGGAGAAGCACCAGTAGAAAATTTGAGGGGATTTAAAATCTTAAGATAAACGGAGCCTAATGTAATATCATTAATGGTATTAGTCATTAGATAATCATAGAAATGGATAAACGGAATTTTAAGTTCAGAAGATTGGGCATCGGCTGCACTTATTTGTACAGATGGAAATCCGGTTAATCCAACAACAGAGAAGTATCCTGGTAGACCAGGTGTGTCTTGAACTCGAATATCAAACGGCACAAAACCCATGACTAATTGTCCTTGATGGAATGGAGTTCCATTCAATTGAATTCTTAGTACTGGGTTCATTCGATAAAAGGCATACATTTGAAGAGTTCTTCTCTGAAGAGAATCAACATTGGAAATTAAATTAGGTATTAAAGAAGTCCATAAGGTGGTGTTAAAGAGTTGGGTTGAATCCCATTGTAATGTTTCAACGATTACTGGCTTGGCTAATTGTTTAGCAGCAAACCAAGCCTCATCTGGCATTACTTGGGGAGCTGGTAAATTTAGTGGTTCTTGTTGACCAAACTCTTGATGAGCTGGTGCTTGGTCTACAAAGGTTGTGTTCGTGGAAGTGGTTGTGTCGGTTTGTGTATTTGTTGTTGTTTGTGTGTCAGTCATATTTAAATGAATGTGTGGGAGCATATTACCAATATGCAGGAGGATCCATATCACCATGAATCCATTCTTCTTCCAGTGTTTCCCAACTTTTCCACACTGGAATGCATTCGAGCTTCGCCTCTCGACAGGCATTTTGAACTTCTCCGAGAAATAACTCGTACTTTTCTTTTCCATGAAAGAACATTTCCTTCACAGCACAGTCAACATTCATTTTGGTTACCTCATGTTCGTTTTCATTTCTTCGAGTGTAGTGAACCATTTTGGTAATGGATGGGAGGGACAAAGGACACATCATTTTCCCAGGTGCTTTTCTTTCACCAAAAGATCTTTTGAGGAATGTTATATCTTTTGGTTCTTTCAATTCAAAGGTTGTGCTCACTTTATCTGCAGGAGTGATGTTCATGCCAAGTGACTGGGAGATTGGTTTAATGTTATTCCCATTAAACCAGTCAGCCCCTTTGGTTGCCTTGACTAGATCATCTCCATACAACATAAAGGCATTACATTTCCTGAACCAATACAAGGATGCTTTCTGCTTATCATGGACCATTGCGAGAATTAACCAACAATAAAACATTTTCATCTCATGTACATCAGTGTTAAGTTCGGCAGTAATTGCACACCCACTTTTGTTGCCTCCTTCAGTTTCAAAAATTTTATCACCAATCTGGACATAAGCAAAAGCCAATTGTCTCATCAACTTGATTCGTCTCTCTGCATTGGTTGGGCCATCATTATACCATTTGTTTGTCCTATGGGCATATGCGATAAACCAATCGGGAGATAAGGTTCTATCCCAATCAGCATAATCAAAATCTTCCCACAATTCAGCTTTCTCCGACAATCTCTGATACAAGGAGTCCCAATGTTCATACGGATTAATACCCACACAACTCGAGATAACTCCTGCTAAGGAGTGTTGAACACCAATATAGGCTCCAAAATATTCTCTAAGTTTGAGGTTAAAATCCATGGGTAAGACAATAAAAGATCTAGTTGCACCTTTCCTGATTTTTGCTTCGGGTCTAAGCTCGTCCTTAAGACAAGCATAGCCAAGAACATCTTTGTCAAAATCATAGTCGACAACTGCATCAAGTAGTTTCGGAACCATGACTCGATTCGGAAGATCATTAAGAATAAAATCTCTTTTCCCTTTCGATTTTGCTTCATGACACCACGGCAATCCGGGAGCAGTTGTAATATCGAGTGGTTTTACATTCAGTTCTTCACATCCATTGACTAGTTCGTGATGAGTTAACAAGCGACGAGTTCCATCTCTTACAACGTGGTCTTCCATTGAAATTTCATCAATGACCTGGTTAATAACTTTTGAATTCAAAGTTTTGAATTCATGATCATAACCCTTCATTGACTTCATCAACACATCATCACACGGTTCATCCATCCTGGAATCTTTAGAACTCAAAACTGATGGCAAATAAGTCGTAGCAAACAACATTGACATAAACTTTGAGAGCATCGAAGGTTTGAAACTTGTCTTTTGATTAGCACTGATTTTCTTTTCGGCATTCTTAACAAATTTCAGGGAAGTCATCTCACATTCAATTGGTTCTTCATCCATTCTATCATCTGGTAAATGGTCCTTCGTGATGTGTTCAAATTGTGTCTCAGCAATATTTTGGGAAACTTGAACTCCAATGATTCGATTCACACCTGGCATAACCATAATGCTACCCGATTGTCCTTTACCCAATTGCCCACTGACTTTCAAACCATCTCGATGTTGGATACGTTCACCATCACCAGTTTTGTAGTGGAAAGGTCCAGTGTATCGAGCAACAGTTACTTGCGATAGAAAAGGCATCAAAATCTCCACATCACAAATTTCTTTTGGGACATGAGTTGCGAATTGTTGTCTCGAATCTGGAGCCATTGGAATTTCAACATTTTGAAAGTGGTACACGGCTAAATCTGATCCTTTCATCAAAAATTCTAGATTTGCCTTGTCAAACTTCTCCGTATATTCCTTGCCATTCGGAAACGTGACAGTGACCAGATCACCTTGTTTAGCCATGATAGTCGTATGTTTAACTGTAAGCAAAGATCTTTTGTTATAGAAAAATCCGGTACAAGTGTATTTTCCAAAGGTTACACAATGAACATTCTTATGTTTCTTATGTCCAAAATCAGATAGAGTATCATGTCTACCCAAGAACTTATGGGCCAAATTAGTACCCGCATAAGTTGGATTCTTGGTCATGGCTACGTACAATCCCCCTGCAACTAATGCCGATAGAACAAGTCCAATACCCAGATATCCTTTCCAACTTTGAATTGAGGATAACCAGCCTTGAACTCGAATCCTCAGAACTGTTCCTGGTTCAATCAGACCAGTTGGTTCACATTCACACGAATCAGGTGTTAAAGACATTTCCCACCCTTCAAAAGATTCGGGTGTTGTTGATTCCCGGTGGAAAGGCACCCTCACCTTATTCTCACGGTCCATCCATTCTCTAATGGCCAAACCATCAAAGAGCTGCAGTTCTTCACAGTAAACGTGAGCAAAATCCAAACCATCATAATTCCTTACTTGATGCAAAGGGAACCAAGGAAAGAGCTCTTTGTCCACCTCAACCAAATCAAATTGCATTTCTCTAATTGGCATTCGATACCTTTCCATAAAAGGAATTGCTCGATCAAAGTCCAACCGGTTGAATTCGTGGTAAAGGGCTGCATCTACACTGTTGATTGGGTAAAATGTTAACCACCCTTCCCCATAAGCAATAGTGATTGGGCCCTCCAAAAGATAACATACAGCTGTTACGGCTTGATGATTAACTTGCAAGCTTCTCCACACTGTCATACTCGTCCGATTCTTGTGAGTGTAAGTTACCTCTGCAATGTTATCAATTCGATCCATTTCACGAGCATAGCGAATGTCATCTAACTCCTCTTCATCATCTTGATTTGCATACGGATCATCAGGTCTTGGCCACTCAGGGTTTACTTCCTCCTCTTGTACAACATGAAGTTTGTCCAAACTTAAATGAAGATCCATCTTTGTGCGATCCAAACCTGTTGCATCACATCTTTGGCTTTTAAAGTCTCCTGCAATATCCAAGTCTTCTTGATCTTCTTGGATTTGCCGTCTGGCTTGATTCATTGAGTCCAAATTCTGACCTCGAGAATAATCTGCCTTAACTTCAAATTCATTCAACTCTTCTTCCATCTTATTCAGATTTCCGAAACTTTTACCATAGATTTCTCTGGCCCATTCTTTCGAATCCAACAAACTCATCTCGTGACGGTAATGCATCAAGAAAGCTTTAAGAACTTCTACTGCCATCTCCCGAAATGTCATTGAAGGTCCCATTGGAGCTTTTGCATTTACAGGATCTCGAAATCTAAATTGAATATTCCTGTTCAAATCTTTGTCTCTTTTGAAACTAACCTCTGTTTCAATGAGTTTATGCCTTCTACTCCAAAGAGCAAGTGGTGTTTTAAGCCCAGCTGATTGTGCAGAGGGATATCTATCATTAGAGGTTGACAGAATGATTTTTGAATTGAAGGGATTCTTCTTTGTTCCCAAATCTGCTCCTTCCACATTCATTCCAACTGGACTCACTGCATTAATCAAAAAAGTAGAAGATCCCGTTTCAGTTGGTTTACTCTCTTTGAAAATGTCATCCATACACAGAATGTACTGGCCTAAATAACCATTCCCAAAGTTTTGTCCTTCAGTCCATGGCAAAGCATGAAACAAATCATCACACGGTAGATCATATTCCGGTCGATCTTGCAAATATTGAAGAAAGAACGACAACAAAACATTCACCACCACACTTTTCCCAACATTTGGTTCACCAACAAAGCATGCGTGGAAAGGTTCGAATTTCCTCACTGGGATCACAGATTGGTTGGATGCTTCAAAAACCACTCGTTCTAACGTTTGCAATAATGGCAAGATTGTTGCTCGAGTATCTTGAATCATTGCAGCCATGATAAGTTTTCCATCATGGAGCAATTGCTGGCTACCTCGGAGATACAAAATATCCCCTTTCATCTTAGCAGCAGCTTCTGGAGTCGATCGAGTTAATATCGCCTGAAGAAAATCAGCAACACTGCACGATTTACCGTCCAATTTGAGATCATGCTCAACCAGAGCTTTAGCCAACTCCAACATCTTCTTGTCTGGGTTAATACATCCAACGAGAAGATCCACAAATGCTTGCATTTTCGCATACAAATATTCCGTGGATTTCATAGCCTTGGTTATATTGCCCAGTTTCTTCGTCCCTGTTCCAAGAACAAATGACAACGAATCCAGGCAAGCACCTTGCACCGATGACACAGCCGTACCAATCATGGTTAAGATAGCCTTCAGAAAGGTTTCGCTATCGATTGGTTGAGAGTCATCTTTACCAGTTCCTTCACATTCTGTTGGATCTTTTTGAGCTGTAGCAATCCAGGACATCATCTTTTCTATTAGTTGCTTCAAAGATGAAATCCCAAATTCCAGAGCCTTGCCCATCAATTTAAGAAGACAATTCAATGCCAAACCAATATCCAACCGTAAGCTCTTACTCAAATAAATCAAATAAAGGCCTACATTTAAAGGTGTAGGGTTTGACAAAAAGATTGCCAACACTGCAGCTCCAGAGATAGCATCCTCAATGGGGAACTCTCCTGGAAACCAAATGCGATACGTGCGGTACAAGTTCCGCATATAACCAGCAAATGACCATGACCTGGATATATAATTTCCAGTTTCATAAGTCTTGGCCACTAATCTCTTCCATGTTTCGGTAGGGCACAATGAGTGCAACCACCGTAGGACAAGCCAAGGTTTTGACTTGTCTAAATGCTCTCGCTCATAGGCGAGTTTACAACTCTGAAGATACGAATTTATATCTTCGAATTGTTTTGGGTCGATGGTAGTGGATGTTGAAGGTGAATTTTGTTCATTGTTTGTTTTGTTCATTGTTCAAAGTTCATGATTTAGAGTTTACTCTCCATTTAAAGTTTGTTCTTTCAGTTTTAAGTCTCCTACATAACGTGGAGACTAGTGATACGTCACCAACGGATAATGTAAAACTTGGGTTATCACATCCAAGAGTCGCAGTTTCCATAATCATATACACGTATATTTACATTTAACAAAATCTATTTAAGGTTGTCTAGGAACAATCCATAATCTTCCCTAGGCCCAGGTACTTTTGAATATATAGAGCAACTTTAGCTCACTTTCAATATATTGAGAGGTTTATCGTTCCAGCCATTCTCTAAGGTCTTACTTCTCGCCTTTGGAATGTGATTGATAAACTTGAATAAAATCCAGTGCATTAGAGTCGAACTATATAGCAAAAGCCATACAGGTTTTAGAGTTCCTACTAGAATGTATTCACATGAGGGGTACCAAACCCTACTTACAGTGAAGGGACGTATTTCTGAGCTACTTTCCACAAAGTAGAAGATTTAAATGAAGCTGAGGGTCTGTCGATCTCAAGTGGCTCACAACACCACATTAGACTCCATGTCAATCAAACTCATAAATAATAATCTTGTTAAACTTTACTATAAATATATAATCATACTTAACTTAATCAGTTTCGGTTCATACAACACGATAGAAATCGTGAGGTTATACAATCTAAACATTAAATTATCAACCATGAAGATTGTTTGTTATCTTAGTTATTTGTTATCCACAATTATTTGTTATCACACAAGGTGGTAATGATATTGTGGGTAATGATGCTAAGGTAATGACATCATATGATGGGATATTTGTTATCTCGAAAGGTAATGATTCCCAAAGTTGGTATTTTAATATATAGAAGGTCCTTAAGTGGGATGATGATGAATGATACACTAAAGGAGAATGTTTTAAATGTCTTGTAGTTTTTACACAAATAGTTAAACACTATATGTGTATCACTTGCAAGAACGAGACCCATGGCGAGTTATCGCCA